GCTTCCTTGTCCCATACTTCGGGGTCCATATATCTTTCGAGGTATCTCAATCTGCCTAAAGCACGGCAAGTTGAATACACCCCAGCGCATACTCCATTTATCCTATAGTCTTTGTGATGCCATCTTCTCAAGTACACGCAATCTTGGGTTGAAGCGTATTGTTTGGACTCATTGCATTCCTGTCCGTGGCTTTCGTAAGCTTCAACAACATCCTTCACTGTGATGCCGGGGTAGGTTAGAATTCCGTCATCGCCAAGACACATTGAATTTGGGTTTAACTTCTCGCTATGATGGAGTGCCACTTCATACTGTAGGGCGCGGTGAGTGAGTGTCTCATCCGCATTTGTTCCGCCCGATCCACTAGCCATGCCATGTGGACCTTTCATAACTATTACGTTACTTCCACCATAATTCCACACTAAAGGTATATTATACTTGATTGGGAATACGTCTCTTAACCAGTTCGACGATGGCTTACTTGGTGACAGCAATCCAGCTAAAATAGACTTTGCACACTCTTGCATACTGGAATTGAAATGTTGGTCGAACTTCGAGAAGTCGGTGCAGACGATTAAATCATCATCACTTTTAGTATCGAAAAGTTTAGTGATGTGATCATCAACCGATTCCATGCTAACCCAAGCAGGAACCAAATCTAGCTTTTGACAGCCTTCAATTAATGGTTGATACACCTGGAGTTCACAGATGTTAACTCCGAATGGAAACATCCAAACCACTCTTTGTTTTACATCCTCCTTGCTAGGTCCTCCTTCTTGACCACGCCAGCCAAGCACTGCAGCTGCATCATAATCCTCATATGTTAGCGACATACTTGGATCCCCTTTATCATAGTAGCAAGCTACAGGTATCGTCTTGTCTACGACAAGCCTACGCTTAGCCATAAATGGACAACCAGAGGAAGTTGATTTCTTCATCTTCTCTACGGTATTAACCTCAGATCGGATGTCCAGGTAGCGCAAATCCTGGAATTCCTCTAAAACCGCGTCTATGGCCACACGGTCTATGAGTTTTGATGATAGGTGAATATCATCGTAGTAATGAGCCACATCGCCTAATCTATCACTAATAGGCAACTGCACACTTAGTGGCCCGACCTTCTTCGCTAGGTCTTTCTCAAATGCTAATAAGGTAGGCCACTTCTTACCAATCGATACTAACGTGGCCATCCAATCCTCAATTAGCTGGTTCATTTCTACTCCCTTGGCGAATGGAGCAGTGTACACAGACGGCTGACCTTTGGCAATCATGTTTAGATAAGCCTTAAGTCTATTAAACCCGTCCTCATCAAAATACACATTGTAATTGACTCGTAATGATTCTTGATTCACATTACTTCCTTCTTTTCTAGACATCTTTATGTCCTCCTTTAAATAAAT